CAATACTTTTGTAAGTAAAAGCAGGTGAGGTGAGTGGCAAGTAGAAAAAACTATGAATTGGCAATAGGGATTGGTGGAAAGATCAATCCGTCTTTTAATAGTTCTATCAAGGGGGCAAGCAATCAGCTTGGTTCTCTTGGGAAAGCGGTAAAGATGGCGTCGGGAGTTGCCGCCGCCGCCTTTGCCGCAGTGAAGATAAAAGATTTTGTTGCTGATTCTGTAGATACATTTAAGACATATGAACAAAGCATTGCTACTACTGCAGCAACAGCAGGTGTTGCAAAGGGTTCAGAAGATTATATCAAATTGCAAGAAGCAGCACGAGCGGCAGGAAAGGCAACCAGTAAAACAGCTGCAGAGTCAGCCGATGCTTTGGGGTATATGGCATTGGCTGGTTGGAGTGTGAATGACTCCGTCAGTGGTTTGACCCCTATTTTACACCTTTCTGAGGCAACACAAGCAGACCTTGCAACGACTTCTGATATGGTGACTGATTCCATGTCTGCACTTGGTGTGACGGTAAAAGATTTACCAAGGTATCTTGACATTACCGCACAGGCAAATAATAAGTCTAATCAGACTGCATTGCAACTGATGGAGGCTTATACAGGTGTTGGTGGTACGTTAAAACGCTTAGGAACGCCATTAGAAGAAAGCGGTGCTTTACTTGGTGTATTGGCAAATAGAGGGTCTAAGGGTTCGGAAGCGGGTACAGATTTAAGTTCTATACTGATTAACCTAACAAAGGATTCGGGTGAAAGTGCTGTTGCAATGCAGAAACTTGGTGTCAATGCCTATGATTCACAAGGGAAATTCAAAGGTGTTACCAATGTTTTGAAAGAAGTCAATGAAAAAACAAAAGGTTTGACTGCAGAGCAACGGGATACTTATTTGACTATGATTGGTGGGAAAACACAAATTTCCACTTTAAATTCATTGATGGATGGGTTAAACACAACCAATGCAGACGGTGTTAGTGAGTTGGAATCATTGCAAACAGCATTGAAAAATTCTGATGGTGCATTGGAACAGATGGCGGGGACAGTAAATGACACCATGCGTGGTGCGATGGATCGGCTTTCTTCTGCAACGGATGATTTTAAAATTGAACTGATTGAAAATCTAGAGCCTTATATTGTACCTGCCATGAATCGGATTGCGGAAGGAATTCCCAAAATCACAGAAAAAATGGAATCGGGTCTTTCTGGCATGAAAGAGAAATTTTCTGGTGTGAAGGAAATTGCTGTCGGGTTTATGACATTGATGGATATGAACACCGATTTCACAGGCATTTCAATGGATGACAGTGGTGCAAAAGAGATGCTTTCTGATATGACTGGTTGGGATACGACCCAAATTGACAATATCACATCAGCCTTGGTGGAAGCAAAAGATACCGCTATTTCGGTTGCATCAGCTGCAACATCTGCTGTTAGTGGTATTTTAACCACAGTAAAAGGTGTTGGCGATTTTGTTGTAGATAACATGGGAACCATTTTACCTTTGGCTGTCGGCATTGGGAAAGCCTATATGGGTATCAAATTTACAGGGATGGTGATGGGTGCAGGGAGAGCAGCACTAGCATTTATGTATCTAACCAAAAAAAAGTTAATTGATAAGGCAGAAACATTGTATTTACAGTCACTATATGCAAAGGACTTTTTTACAAAGACGGTTATGGGAGCGAAAAGAACAACTATTGCATATATGTCTTTAATAAGAACAAAATTGGTTGACAAAGCAGAAACGTTGAAACTGCAGGCATTATATGCAAAAGACTTTTTTACAAATATGGTTATGGGGGCGAAAAGAACAACTCTTGCATATATGTCTTTAATAAGAGCAAAATTGACTGACAAGTTGAATACTTTGTATTTACAGGCGATATATGCCAAAGATGCGATTGTAAAAGGCATCAGTACGGCGGCTACGTGGGCACAGACAGCGGCAACAGGGGCATGGAATATTGCCGCTGGGGTTGGAGCAACCGTAACCACTGCATTGGGTGCCGCATTTACGTTTATGACTGGCCCGATTGGTTTGGCTGTACTAGCTGTTGCGGGTGCAATCGCCATTGGCGTAGCACTCTATAATAATTGGGATACGGTAAAAGAAAAAGCAAGTGAATTATGGACTGGTATACAGGAAATATTTGGTGGCATTGGTGGTGCTATTTCAGGGGCATTTCGAACGGGTGCGAATGCTGGGATTTCTGCATTAAATTGTTTGATTCGTGCTGCCAATGGCATTCACTTTACTGTTCCAGATTGGATTCCCGGACTTGGTGGAAAATCGTATGGACTTACCATTCCTGAGATTCCTGCACTTGCAAAAGGTGGGATTGTAACAGGTCCAACACTTGCAGCAATCGGAGAAGGTGGAGAAAACGAAGTTGTATTCCCATTATCAAAGTTAGAATCATTTTTGAGCAACAAATTAAATGACCCTGCATCTTACCAGAACGAAAGTGGAGAAGTATTCCACATTCAGTATGCACCACAAATTACAATTCAAGGAAATGCAAATAAAAAGGATGTGGAAGAAGCACTTCATATCTCAAAAGAAGAATTTGCACAAATGATGAATGAATGGACGAGAAGGAACAAACGTCTGAAGTTATGCTAGGTGGTGAATGTTTATGTACCAAACAATGGATGGGGATACATGGGATTTGATTGCAAAGAAGGTGTATGGGGATGAAAACAAAGCTGATTTTTTAATGTCAAATAATATGAAATTGTTAGACGTTTTTATATTTGGTAGTGGTATTTTGCTTCAAACACCAGATTTGCCACAGGAACAGAAGGGTATCGAACCACCATGGAGGTAATGGGATGCAGGCAAGAAGAACAGAAATTGAGTTGGTTTACCAAGGAACTGCTTTGAATGCTAATATTCTGCGGTTTTTAGATGGATTTACATACAAAGACAGTGCATCGGGTGAAGCGGATCAGTTGGAATTGAATTTATCCGACAAGGAAGGATTGTGGATTGACAGTTGGTTTCCGAAAAAAGGAGACAAAGTAAAAAGTGCAATCAAGACAACAAACTGGAATTTTGATGGTGACAAAAAAACATTTCCTTGTGGTACGTTTATGGTGGATGAGATTCAGTTTAGTGGCAGACCAAGAACTTTGACGTTGGGTGCATTATCTATTCCAATGCAAGAGGGATTTTCTGCAACAGAAAAAACAAAGACATGGGAAAAAGTGACGGTACAAGAGGTGGCAAAGCAAATTGCCATCTCTGCTGGTATCTCGCTCTATTATGAATGCGATTCGATTATGATTGACGAAATGGAACAAAGCAAAGTGACGGACATGAAGTTTTTATATGATTTATGTCAGGACTATGGAATTTCCATGAAGGTATATAACAACAAAATGATATTGTTTGATGAAAAGAAGTTTGAAAAAAAAGCTTCCATCTGTACTTTTGTTGAATCGGATTTTATTAGTTGGGGTGGAAACACAACCATCTATGGTACTTATGATGGGGTTGAAGTATCTTACCAAAGCACAAAGAAAAGTAAGGCGGTTTTATACCAGTTTCATCCAAGAAAAGGGAAGCGGATTCTAAAATGTGATGATAGTGCATCTAGTTTGGCAGAAGCGGAACGGATTGGAAAAGCGAAATTAAGGAAAGCAAACAAAGAAGAAACGACGTTTTCTTTTACCAAAAAAGGAGATTTGCGTTTGTTTGGAGGGTGTTGTATCAATTTGAAAGGCTTAGGGGTTTTTGACGGAAAATATTATATTGATGCTGTTTCCCATAAAGTTTCTGGTGGGTTTACAACTTCTTGTGAATTACATAAAGTACTGGAAGGTGGTTATTGAATGAATGATTGTATTAGAATTGGGATAGTCAGTCGTGTGAATTATGAAAATGGAAGTGTTCGTGTTACCTATCCTGACAAAGACAATGCTGTTTCTGGTGAACTACCTTGTTTTTCACATTGTTATGAAATGCCACAGGTTGGTGAAATGGTTGTTGTTGTTTATCTAAGCAATGGAAAAAGTGAGGGGTTTGCGGTTGGGAAATACTTCAATCCTTCCAACTTGCCTGTGGAATTTGGAAAAGGTATCATTTACAAACCATTAGGAAAAAAGGGGTTTTTTAAATATGATGAAGAAAATGACACTTTGACCATTCAGGCTGGGAAAATCATTTTGGAAGGTGGTACTTATGAAGTAAATGCAGATAGTGCATCCATCACAACTGCAGGCACGCAGAATTATACAGGGAAGAAGATTACACTGACAGGTAAAGAAGAAAGTTCGATAATTAACTAATAGGTGAAGCTATGACAAGAGCAAAAAAAATTCTAGTCAAGAAAAAAACACTGGAATTATTTAAACGGATTTCGGAGGTGTTATCACCACCACCTATCTTGAAAATATCTGAATGGGCAGACTATTACAGAAGGCTTTCTGCAGAATCCTCTGCAGAGCCTGGACGGTGGAATACAGACAGAGCACCTTTCCAACGAGAAATTATGGATTGCATCACAGAAACAGACGTGGAGGATGTTGTGATTATGTCATCCTCTCAGGTAGGAAAGACAGAATTATTATTAAACATTGTGGCGTATTATATAGATTATGATCCTTCCCCTATGATATTGGTACAGCCAACAGATCTCCTAGCACAAGCCTTCTCAAAGGACAGATTAGGGGCTATGATACGGGATACTCCAAAAATAAAAGATAAAATTAAAGACGTTAAAAGCCGTGACAGCGATAATACCATATTACATAAAAAATTCCCCGGTGGTCATATCACCATGATTGGTGCAAATGCACCGTCAAATTTGGCTTCAAGACCAATCAGAATCGTTCTTTGCGACGAAGTTGACCGTTACCCTATTAGTGCAGGAAAAGAAGGTGACGTTGTAAGTTTGGTGGAAAAACGAACCAACAATTTCTGGAATCGAAAGAAAATCAAGGTTTCTACTCCAACCATCAAAGGGAAAAGTAAAATTGAGCGGGAGTATAATAGCAGTTCTATGGGAGAATGGTGTGTCCCTTGTCCTTGCTGTGGTACCTACCAACCATATGGTTTTGGACGGTTACATTTTGAAGATGTAACGATGGAATGTATTCATTGCCATGAACGCTTTAGCAAGGTGGAATGGATTGAAGGGGAAGGAAAATGGATTCATGCACACCCTGAAATCAAAAAAAGAGGATTTCACTTAAATGAATTTGCTTCTCCCTGGAGAAAATGGGAAGAAATTATTGCGGATTTTAAGGCTGCGAAAAAAGAATTGAAAGAAAATGGAAACCCAGAAGAGTTGAAGGTTTTTATAAATACAGTTTTAGGTGAAGCATGGGAATTAAAAGGCAAAACTGCAGACGAAACTGTTATTTTAAACCGCAGAGAATATTATGAGGCAGAGTTGCCAGATGGTGTTGTGCTTTTGACGGCAGGGGTAGACGTACAGGACAATCGTTTTGAAATAGAGGTAGTTGGATGGAACAAAGGATTTGAGAACTGGGGTATTTATTATAAGGTTCTTTACTGTGATCCAGGGAAAGAAGAAAGCTGGGACAGACTAGAGGAATTTTTGGGCGAAGAATATCATTTTGCCACTGGTAATGGTTTGCTAATTGCAGCAACCTGTGTAGATACAGGTGGACATTATACGGATGATTGCTATAAATGGCTCAAAAAAATGGAGAAAATTCAAAAGCGAATATATGGCATTAAGGGTATGGGCGGTTCTGGTATTCCTTTGGTTTATAAAGAAAGCCGAAATACAAAAAATAAGGTTCGCATTTTTATTTTAGGTGTAGATTCTGGAAAAGAAAAGATTTTAGGACGGCTAAGCATTGAAACGCCTGGTCCTGGATTTTGCCATTTCCCACAAAATGTAGAAAAAGGCTACAATGAAATTTACATTAAAGGATTAAACTCGGAGCAACTTGTAACAAAAATGATAAAAGGGCGACCCAAAAGTGAATGGGTTAAGAAAAGCGGTACACGAAATGAACCTTTGGATTTGCGAAATTATGCAACTGCAGCAGCTGAGATACTCAGTCCGAATTGGGAAAGTCTACAACGAAAAGTAGATTCGGGTATCAATTATATGAAGAAAAAACCCGTTAATAAAGTAAAACGAAGAAGCACATCGCAAAAGGGGTTGATGTTTTGATTGGCTATTTTGACGATTTGATATTTGAAACAAGTGACAGTAAAGTTTTAACCATTTCAGACATGACAAGAAGTGCAGAGGCTATTTATGAAGACCATCCTTCGATTGGGCAAAAACCACAAAGCGAATTCCTAAACCCTGATTTGGATAGTGTTTCTTTTACGATTGTTTTGAACAGTCGATTGGGTGTTGACCCAAAAAAAGAGGCAGACAAATGGATTACAAAATGTAGAAGCGGTATTGCAGGGACATTGTGCATAGGTGTACCCATTGGGGTAGATAAATGGACTGTACGGAGTGTTTCGCAGAGTTGGGATAGAATATTGAACAATGGAAAGTTAGTGAGCTGTAAGGTGACTGTTACGTTAAAAGAGTATGTTACAAATATGTGGTTGAATAGGTAGGTGTGGTATGAAAACGGAAATTATTTTTAGCAATCATTCAGTGAAAGAAAAAGAGATTCTTTCCTGTTTGAAAACACTGTATGAAACACCTGCTGGAACAGTGGCACTGGATCGGAAATTTGGGTTGTGTTGGGATTTTTTAGATCTACCGATGGAACAAGCAAAGGGTAAATTAATGATTGAAATGATTGAGAAAACTAGATTATATGAGCCTCGTGTGGAGGTGGAAAAGGTTTCTTTTTCTCAAGATGCAAAAGGAAGTTTATCAACAAAGGTGGTGTTGCATTTTGTCTGAATTACCTGCATTCAAGCATTTACAGGAAATTAGTTTTATTGATGGAATTACGTTAGAGGGATTGCGGGAAGAGGTTATTTCTGATTATGAAAAACAATATATTGCATTAGCAGGAGAAGTCAAAACCTTATATCCTGCCGATCCCATGAGAATTCTCATCAATAGTTTTGTTTTGCAACTTTATCAAGGGTTTATGTATATTGATCGTGCAGGAAAACAAAATTTATTGCGGTACAGTTATGGACCTTATCTTGATCATATTGGTGCGTTGCGTGGAATCATACGCTTGCCTGCACAAGCTTCACAGGTGACTGTACGATTTACAAATTCAGCCATACAAAGCAATCCGATTGCGATTCCGAAGGGTACGAGAGTTTCTAGTGGTGATACAACATATTTTTTAACAGATGCGTATGCTGAAATAAAAGCGGGAGAAAGTCTTGTTGATATTGTCTGCACCTGTGTTTTAACAGGAGAGATTGGCAATGGGTATGAAGTTGGTCAATTAAATACTTTGGTTGATCCGATTCCCTTTATGCAGAGTGTGAAAAATATCAATATCAGTACGGGTGGAAGTGATTCCGAAAGTGATGAAAGTTTTTCTGAACGTATTTACTTGGGTCCAAGTGCTTATAGTGTTGCGGGTCCAAAGGATGCGTATATCTACTGGACAAAAACCTATCATGCAGATATTTCAGATGTGCGGGTAGAAATGACGAACCCAGGGAATGTAGATATTTGGATTCTATTGAAAGATGGTTTGCTTCCAGATGAAGCATTTATACAAGGCGTTTCTTTGTTTTTGGAAAATGGAAACATACGTCCCTTGACGGATAAGGTCACTGTATCTGCTCCAGAAGTGGTTTCTTACAATGTAGTGGTTACTTACTATATCAAACGTAGTGAGAGTGGAAAAGTGGAAAGCATTTCATCTGCCGTCAGTTTGGCAGTACAAGAATATATTTTGTGGCAAAAAGAAAAAATTGGGCGAGACATTAACCCATCTGAATTGGTTCGCAGAATGATGGATGCAGGGGCAAAACGTGTTATTATAACTGCACCAAGTGACACCAATATTGAAAAAAACACATTGGCGGTATGCAGTCAACTGACAATCAATTATGGAGGGGTGGAAGATGATTAAACTGAAAGATGGTGGTCTACAATCCATTCTTCCTCCAAATTTAAATGAACAGATTGATATTCAATGTTTTTGTGATGCTGTTGATATTCAGATTCGAAAGTTATTGAAAGCAGCAGACGGCATTGCAATATTTTCTGATGTGCGGTGGAATGATTCCCTTTGCAATTATCTGGGTGCGGAATTAAGGACACCATTTTTTTCAGAAAAATTGGGACTGGAAACAAAAAGAGAATTGATTCAAAAAAGTTTGCTGTGGTATGGGAAACTTGGAACGGTATCTGCAGTACAAGAAATCATTGAAAACGTTTTTGGATATGCGGAAATCCAAGAGTCAGAGGATGAAGCATATTCATTTTCGGTAAGAACAACAGATGCCACATTGACAGGCGAAAAAGCAAGTGATTTTGCAAAACAGATTGAAACAATTAAAAATGTACGAAGTCAGTTCAAAGGAATTGAGATGTTGGTAACAGATGATATGAATACCTTTGTTGGGTTTATGTTACAAGTCAGAAGTAAAGAAGAATTATTTATGGTTTATTATGAAAGGAGGGTTTTCGATTGTCAATTGGACAAATATATTTGACAAAGCGTGGAAGAAACTTGATTGCAAAAGGCATTGGTGGTCAACAGATTATATTTACACGTTTTGGCATTGGAGATGGTCGTTTAAATGGTCAAGCTGTTGAGGACTTAAACAATTTGTTGGGATTCAAAAAAACAGTTTCTATCGGACAAAAAAAATTCAAAGATACTGGAATCTTGCAGCTTTACGGTAATTTATCTAATAGTGAAATGGGCGGGTTTTATTTTAGAGAACTGGGGCTGTTTGCGACTGATCCTGACCTTGGCGAAATTTTGTATTGTTATGGAAATGCGGGAGATATGGCAGAGTATATTCCTGTTTTTCAAGAGGAAGTTTATGAGAAAACCATTCTTTTGAATGC